ATCCACAGCATCGAACCATGGAAAGGAGTCTAACCTCGTATGCGTACCCGATCAAGGACCACGTTCTCCTCAGGCCAGTCTGGGGGCGGAAGTTACCAAACTTTCGAATCCCCATACCCGCCTGGGCCCGTGATTGCTCTCCCGTCAAGCTATATATCGTTTCCGAAAGGTTACGAATCTATAACCGACGAGACGCAAGTATCCTTGGATGGACAGTCGAGGGCAAAACAGCGTCGCCATTTGACGCAGCTGTCTCGACAATTGAGGAATATCCAGCGAGATTTCGGTTTGGGTCGTTTAGACCCTTACCTGTCATCTCACCAGAGGTTCCTCGATGTGCATCGCTGCAACCACACCGTAAAGAGATTATCCTTTGAGGATATTCTCCATAAGGCTCGGAGGCAGATTTCTGGCGATAGGTATACGATATACAACTACGTTCATCGGAATGGCGACTTTCTACTCAGACCGAACGTTCTTGGTTCTGACGGCGTAAACTCAGGCCGTTGGAACGCCAAGAACTATCAGTCTGATCCGTATCGCACTCCCGATTGGTTTGCCCTCCTAGATCAGTTTAATGAAGCTACTAATAGCCTCATACCGTCATCAACACTCCTCGGAGAAAGCATCTACGAACACGGCATCTTTATTGATGCGTTTAAGTTTATGCTCAATCCGTCTTCCGCTCTTAAGAGTTTTCTTAAGGTCGCGAAGAAGGTGTATAAGCCGGGTCAGACTCTAGGGAACGTTAGACGTATAATCAAGCAAGCATCCGGCACCTATCTGGGTTACCAGTTCGGTGTTCGCCCTGCGGTCCAAGAAGTTAGAAGAGCCCTTTCTGCGCACGAAATTGTGCAGGGGCGGCTCCAATGGCTTCAACAGAACGCAGGTGGATACGTGCCCATCAGGGTTAGGTCGAAAATCGACTCGCCGTTCTCTAACGAAGATCTTCCAGGTCCTGGCACCTCATCTACAAAGGTTCTTTGTGATGAGAAGTCAGTAACTGCGACTATCTCCGCTTGGTGCAAGGTCCGCGAGGACCTTAACTACGCTGGACAGTGGTCTGCTTACACTCAGTACTTCGGCCTTCAAAAGGTCGCAGGACTGGCGTGGGAGCTAGTTCCGATGTCCTTTGTTTTAGATTGGTTCACTAACGCGCAGGACTATATCAATAGATATTTGTCTCCGCCCGTTGTTAACCCTTTCTATAACATGCGTGGTCTTTGTCATTCATTGAAACAGCTAACGAAGGAAAGCCTTTGGCTTGGCCCGAATTATCTGTATCAAGAAGACAGTGCGACGCTTACAACGCCGAGCACCGCCACTAGAGTATGTAGTTTAACTACTTCCTCTTATGTGAGAACGCCAACTCTTCCATCGTCCTCAGGTACGGTTGATTTCTCCAACCTGGGGCTCTTCCACTATGCGACGTTAGGTGTTATGCTTCTTCAAAAGAAGCTTTAGCACCTCGTGTTGCTTGAAATCGCGCAACCGCCGCAATGCGGAGAACCGCCCCTTTACGGGGGCATTACCGGAGCTGTCTATGAGCATTATTGTTACCAAGTCAAATGCAACCACCGACATCACGTACGAATCTTCTACCGATAACGGTTCGAAGAAGTCCTTCATCAACAAGGCCGCCGGGCTCATGGAGTCCGAGCGTCTTGAGGTGGAGCACAATCTTCGGCCTAACGGTGCGAAGGGGACTGACATCCACACATTCACCTTTTCCAAGGGGGATGTGGATGATGTCACCGGGGCCTTCACGCTGGGAAGCGTCAAGGTCGAATTCCGGGTCCCTCGTGCGACTGCGTTTACGGAGACGGTCGTGAAAGACCTCGCCAAACAAGCGCAGTGCTTGCTGATCAACACTTTCGTGTCCGGCCTCTATGCTGGTCTCACCCTTGAGGGTGATTACCATCAGGATGCCTTCACGCCTGCGTGATCAGCTATCGGTGGACTTGGTACTCATAGACTGACTGGAGGAGACCCTTATGGGAAACCTTAATAGCCAGTTTCGATGCCTCGAGCTCCACCTAGCCATAATGGCTGATGGTACTTCTCGAGGTGTTCCTTTCAATGGAAAAGACCAACAGACTTTAATCTCACGATTCAAGTCCGAAGGATCAAGCTTTCTCCTCGTAACCCTACCCAAACTTGGTAAGGCCGTGGATCAAGGTTTGGTCAGCGGTAGCTTTTTAGCTATTGCTGGCTTTTCCCTGAAATCGAAGACCAGACTTCCTTCCTTTCTGAATGCTTGTCTGAGACAAGTATTTAGTGATGATGGAATTCTCCTCGAGGACCCTAATCCGATATCCATATTCTACCTACGTCAGCTCCTATTGGTGAATGGAAAACTCGTGACTGAGTTTTCTCAAGACCAGCAGGATTCTGTTGTCAGGGAATTTGGCGATCGACAAGCCCGGTTAAAACGGTCTCGTCTTCCGCTCGATCACCCTGTGCTCCATTGCGCTAGAAACGCACTGAGCAAGGCCCTAGGTTCCTTGGACCTCTCCGTAATCACCCCTGGCCATGGGCCAGGCGTGGTTCACGAAGGGTATCCTAAGGATCTAAGGTGGGATTTCTTATATTGGTCTTCCCAGGCCAATAGACAGTATCCCTATTATGAATATGGGGTTCAGAGCTTGGAGCACCTTCGTTCCAAGTCAGATCGTGTTGTCTTCCTTGATCGGATGACAACTCGTATCTGCCTTGTCCCGAAGGACTTCAAAGGCCCGCGCTTGATCTCTGTTGAGATGTCGGGAAACCAATATCTCCAACAAGGTCAGATGCGTTCTATGATGGCGTATTTCGAGAAGTCTCGCCTGTTAAGCAGATCTAT